CATTGTAATCGTGGACTTGGTCATTTTAGAGATGACCCCACTTTGCTTGAATTTGCGGCACAATACTTGTATGCCTCAGCGGATCATCCAGCGTGGGACAAATACAAAGAAACTAGTGAGGTATCAAAGTGACTGAACACGACGAAACAGTTAAATACGTTATTGATGGGGTATCCTTCCTTACTGTGGTGGGAACCTTGGCTGAAATGCTGCCAGCGGTTGCAGCAATATTTACAATTGTGTGGACAGCTATCCGCATCTGGGAAACTAAAACAGTTCAAAATTTAATTGGTAAAAAGGAAAATAAAAATGCCATCGACCAGTAAAAAACAACACAATTTTATGGAAGCGATTGCACATTCGCCGTCGTTTGCTAAGAAAGTAGGCGTCCCACAATCGGTGGGACAAGACTTTGCAACTGCCGATAAAGGCAAAAAATTCTCTAAAGGTGGCGATATGATGAATTCCAAGATGAAAATGTTTGAGAAATCAGGCAAAGATGTTGAGAAGAAGGGCATGAAAGAAGGCTCAAAAGCTGACATGGCCATGGACAAAAAGCAGATGATGGGCATGAAAAAGGGCGGCATGGCTGAAGGCGGTAAAGCTGATATGGCCCAAGACAAAGCCATGATTAAAAAAGCGTTTAAACAGCATGACGAGCAAGAGCACAAAGGCGGCAAGGGTACATCTTTGAAGTTAGCTAAAGGTGGGTTCACCAAGTCTGCTAATGGTATTGCTCAACGCGGTTTAACAAAAGCCAAGCAGATCGCTATGTGCGGTGGCGGTATGATGAAGGGGAAAAAATAATGAAAAAACGTAAATTTGCCGATGGCGGTTTTCAGGATATATTGGACATGTCTCCAGCAGACGTAGCTGAAATGCGTGCTCGTGAGAAAGCAACAAAAGCTTTTAATCGTGCAATGCCAGATCCTTATGAGGAAGGCGATTCTAAGGCTAGAAGACGCGCCGCTTTAGATAATGCTATGAGAAAGCCAATGGATATGGCGGATGAAGCTGTATCAAAAGTTAAAAAATTTGCAGATTCTGAAGACGGTAAAAAATTACTGCGTGCAGCTAAATTTGCAGTTGAAAGTAGCCCAGCTGTTGCTAGTATGCAGCCCGCACTTGCGGTTGGTGAATTTGCTATTGATAAGTTAAAAGCAGAAGGCGCTAATCGCAAACGCGATACAGGTGAAAGCACAAACCCTATGGGCGATACCTTTAAAAAAGGCGGCAAAGTTGCTTCTAAATACATGTCATTCTCCAAGTCAGGAAAGCCTGCTGGCATGAAAGAAGTTAAGAAGATGTCTGACGGCGGTTCAGCTTCTAAGCGTGCTGATGGCATCGCCCAGCGTGGTAAAACACGCGGAAAGATGTGCTAAATCATGATGGCCAGTCGTGGAATGGGGGACATCTCCCCTTCTAAAATGCCCGGTGGTAAGCGTAAAGCTCGCCGGGATGACACCGACTTTACTCAATATGCTGAGGGCGGCAAGGTCAACGCTGCTGGCAACTACACAAAACCCAGTTTGCGTAAGCGGATTGTGGCCCAAGTAAAAGCCGCAGCTACTCAAGGTACGGGCGCAGGAGAGTGGTCAGCCCGTAAAGCGCAGCTTGTAGCTAAGAAATACAAAGAAGCTGGTGGAGGGTATAAAGATTGAAAGCACCTCAGAAATCTCTTAAGGATTGGGGCGACCAGAAGTGGCGCACTAAATCCGGCAAACCGTCAAGCAAGACGGGCGAGAGATATTTGCCTGAAGCTGCAATTAAATCGTTATCCCCACAAGAGTACGCAGCTACAACCAAAGCCAAACGTGCTGGTAAAGCATCTGGCAAACAGTTTGTAGCTCAACCCAAAGCAATAGCAAAAAAGACAGCAGGATTTAGATGACTACTACCGGCTCAACCCTATTCAATATGGACTTCACGGAGATCGCCGAAGAAGCATGGGAGAGGGCTGGGCGGGAAATGCGTTCTGGTTATGACCTGCGTACAGCTCGTCGTTCCATGAACCTGATGACCATTGAGTGGCAGTCTAAGGGTATCAACATGTGGACAATGGAGCAGGGGATCATTAACTTGACCCCGGGCTTAGCTACATATGCGCTGCCAACAGACACGATTGATTTGTTAGAGCATGTAATCCGCACGGGATCTAACACTGCTTCAACACAGGCAGACTTAACTATTTCCCGTATTAGTGTTTCTACCTATGCAACAATCCCAAATAAATTACAGCAGGCGCGACCGATTCAAGTATGGATTCAGCGGCTATCTGGGGAAACTAATCCTACAAACTCTGTTCTCTCAGGTAACATCACAGCCACGGACACAACGATCACGCTTAACACGGTGGTTGGGTTAGCCGGATCAGGCTTTATGCGCATCGGCACTGAAGACATTTACTACACATACGTCAGTGGTAATGTTCTTGGCGGTGTATTCCGTGGACAGAACAACACAACTGCTGCGGCGCACAGTGATGGCGATGCTATCTTTGTACCCCAACTTCCAGCTGTGACTCTCTGGCCGACACCTGACAACTCTACGCCATATCAGTTTGTTTACTGGAGACTGCGCAGGGTTCAAGATGCTGGCGCTGGTGTGGAGACAGCAGACATGAACTTCCGGTTTTTGCCCTGCTTGGTGGCGGGCTTGGCGTACCATATTGCTGTTAAAGTGCCTGAATTGATGCCGCGCATCCAGATGCTCAAGCAGATGTACGACGAAACATTTGAAATTGCCGCTGGTGAAGACCGTGAGAAAGCTCCGGTCAGGTTTGTGCCTCGTCAGCAGTACATAGGTGGTAGCTACTAATGGGTCAAAGATTTGCATCCGGCAAGATAGCGATTGCTGAATGTGATCGCTGTGGCCAGCAATTTAAACTAAAGCAGCTTAAGACTGAGGTTATTAAGCAGCGCAAGTATGAGTTGTTGGTTTGCCCTGAGTGCTGGGATCCAGACCAGCCGCAGTTAATGTTGGGTACATTCCCAGTAGAAGATCCACAAGCTTTGCGTAACCCACGCAGGGATACAACATATGTGACTTCTGGCAATAATGCTAATGGTAATTTGTCGGGTGGTTCGCGGGATATCCAGTGGGGCTGGTACCCCGTTGGCGGGGCTAGTAATTTTGATGCGGGATTGACGCCAAACTACTTGGTTGCAACCACATTTGTTGGTACAGTATCGATATCTTAAGGAGTTTAAACATGGCATATACAAGATCAGCTGACGGCATCGCCAAAAAAGGCAAGACCGACGGTACAAATTTGGGCAACAGCGGCCCCACCCAAAAAGAAGTTATGGGCGGCAAAAAAACCTCTGGTGTCACCGGTATGGAAATGCGTAAAGTTGGCCGTAACATGGCTCGCGCTAACAACCAAAAGCGAGGTTAATCATGGCTACATTTAGCAAAAAATTAATGGGTAAAGAAGTGGGTGATGCTTCTGTTTACGCTCAGCCCCACACAATGACTGGTGAGGTGGTTACAGCTTCGTCTAATCCCGGCAGTGGCCCTAACCATAGCAGTGCATCTACAGTCAATATGTCTGTAGGTAACATCACTCGCAATGAGCAGCCCGGCACTAAGACTAGCGGCATCAAGGTTCGCGGTACTGGCGCAGCAACTAAAGGTCTGATGGCACGAGGCCCGATGGCATGAATTACACCCAGCTTGTCACGCAAGTAGGAGACTACTGCGAGAATTCTTTCCCAACTGACAATATGAATACGTTCATACGTCAGGCGGAGCAGCGCATCTATAACACCGCGCAGCCAGCTAATTTGAGAAAGAACGTGACAGGCACAATTACCTCGACAAACAAGTACTTGTCTGCCCCAGAGGATTTTCTTTCGGTATATAGCCTTGCCGTATACCCGCAGAACACAACAACTGCTACCGGCACTGCTGGTGCTAAGTCAATCGTTGTGGCTTCTACCACGGGTATTGCGGTAGGTCAGCAAGTAACAGGTTCAGGTATTGGCACAAATGCCGTTGTTCGTAGCATCAGTGGAACCACAATCTATTTGACTGTGGCAAACGCAACCACGATCTCAAACTCTGTCACCTTCCAAGGTGACTATTTGTATTTGTTAAACAAAGATGTGAACTTTATCCGTTCTGCATATCCGCTGTCATCTTATGTGGCTGAACCTGTGCATTACGCTTTGTTTGGCCCGACTGTCACCGGCGGGGTAGTTACAAATGAGCTGTCGTTCATTGTTGGCCCAACGCCCAACGCGACTTACGTTGCAGAGCTGCACTATTACTACTACCCAGAGTCCATCGTTACTGCTGGTACTACATGGCTGGGCGATAACTTTGATTCTGTATTGCTGTACGGCACGATCTGTGAAGCCCTCGTTTACATGAAGGGTGAGCAGGACATGATTGGCTTGGCGCAAGAACGTTACACACAGGCAATTGCTCTGTACAAAAACCTTGGCGATGGCAAGCAACGTGGCGACGCCTATCGTGATGGACAAATTAGGATTCCCGTCGCATGAGTTCAATTGTCCAAACCCAAACCACCAGCTTCAAAAAAGAGCTGTACCAAGGTATTCACGACCTTACAACTGATATCTTAAAGATATCTTTGTACACAGCAAACGCAGATTTAAACGCTGCGACTACAGCCTACTCCTCAACAAATGAAGTGACTGGCGGCGGATATACGGCTGGTGGTGTGGTGTTGACGGGCATTACCATCAACGCTGAAAATTACACGGCTTATATTAACTTTAGCAACGTGGTGTTTAACGCCGCAGTGACTGCTCGTTGTGCTTTGATCTATAACGTGACTCAGGGTAACAAGTCTATCGCTGTACTGGACTTTGGTTCAGACAAAACATCTTCTAACTTTACAATCACAATGCCTGCCAATACTGCATCGGCAGCCCTAATCAGGAGTTCAAATTGATCGTTACTACAACCAAAGGCGAAATGGATGATTCGCTTCTTGAGAAAAAAGAAGGAGTCGTGGATAATGACAACGAAAACACCACTTGGGTGGAGTATTGGCTTGATGGTGAATTGGTTCACCGTTCAGTCCATGTGACTTTAAAGAAACCCACAACTTACACCGTTGCTGAAGCAGCGTCTATTGCATAAGGAACCATCATGGCTAATACTCAATCAATGTGCACCTCGTTCATGGGCGAACTCATGACGGCCACCCACAACTTTGGCACAGCGCCTATCCGTGCGGCGACCACTGCCGACACATTCAAGGCGGCGTTGTATCTGACTTCAGCCACTGTTAACGCTTCTACCACGGCTTACTCATCCACCAATGAAGTGACTGGTACAGGCTACACGGCTGGTGGTGTCACAGTGACCAATGCTACGGCTCCTATTGCCACAAACAGCTCAGCTACTGCTGGCGTGGCGTACTGGACACCTTCAGCGTCTATCACTTACACAACTGTGACTTTGAGCACAGCGTTTGATGCCGTATTGATTTACAACAGCAGCCAGTCTAACAAGGCTGTGTCTGTCCATACATTCGGTTCACAGACCATTACGGCTGGTACGTTTACACTGACCATGCCTTCCAACACCACAACAGCCGCTTTGCTGCGCTTGTCCACAACCTAAAAGGTAAGCCATGTCTCTCGGCTGGGGTGACGGCGCGTGGGGGAGTAATGGCTGGGGCGGTACTCTCGATGCAACAGGCGTTGCCGCTACCGGT